GAATATTATCGACGACCCAATCAAGAACAGCGATGACGCAATGTCTGACCGTTCGCGTGAGAAGTTAATGGAATGGTATGCGTCCACCCTGTACACCCGCCGAGAGCCCGGGGCAATAGTAATTCTTATTCAGACCCGCTGGCACATGGACGACCTTGCGGGGAAACTGATTAAGCAGATGGAAGCCGGCGGGGATACGTGGACGGTTGTTGACTTCCCTGCAATTGCAGAAACAGATGACGTTATCGGCAGGAAGCCGGGGGAACCGTTATGGGAAGACCGTTTCCCGTTAACAGAGTTAACAAAGATTAAGATGACGCAGGGTTCGTACTGGTGGAATGCCCTGTATCAGCAGCACCCCATTCCTCCCGGTGGGCAGATATTCCGCACTGAATGGTTTAAGGTAGTAGAGGATTTCCCACACGACTGCAAGAAGTGTCGGTTCTGGGATATGGCAGCAACGAAAGACGGCGGGGATTATACCGTTGGGGGATTGGTGGGGCTATCGAAAGAAGGGCAGATATTCATCCTCGACGTCCAGCGTGGGCAGCTATCGCCTTACGAAACGGAATCCATGATTGGCAATACAGCAGGGGTAGACGGACGGGACGTTAAGATCAGGATTGAGAAGGAAGGCGGCTCTGCAGGGAAAACCCTGATGGACCAGTACGCCAGGAAACTGTTACTCGGCTATGACTTTAAAGGGGAAGTCCCGTCAGGGTCGAAAGAAAGCAGGGCAAACCCTCTGGCAGCAGCCGCTGAAGCGGGAAACGTCTATCTCGTCCGAGCTCCGTGGAACCGTGCAATGCTCGATGAGTTCACGAATTTCCCTCATGGATCCAACGATGACCAAGTAGATGCTATATCGGGTGCCTTCAATGTGTTAGTAACGACCCGCGCCAGACCGAAATTCAGAGCAGTGAGTAGTTGAAATGACCGCAAAACCATTCTGTTACGTTACCAAGGAAGGGAAGACTGTGAGCCAGTTGATTCTCGACCAGTATGCCTTCAAGTCAAAGGAGGGAGAGTCGAACGCCATTACACCCGACCAGTTTTCGGGCACGTATGGGCAGTATGGTCTTTTAGAACCCCTGTACAACGCAACCATGCTCGCACGGCTCCCTGAAGTGAACACATTCCATATGCGATGCATCAATACAAAAGCCAGGGATATTGCAGGGCTTGGATGGGACCTCACGCCAACGAAGGAGAAACCCGCTGAAAGCCAGAAGGAAGTATTGGAAGAATTCTTTTCAGGGATGTACCCCACCCTGTCGATGATTCTTGATAACGTCACCCGCGACCTGGAAACGATAGGGTACGGGGTAATGGAAATCGTCAGGGAGTCTGCAAAGCCAGATGGGAAACCAGTACTGCTTGCACATATCCCGGCTCATTACGTCAGGGTGCATAAGTCTGGCAATAAGTATATGCAGCAACGCCTCACGAAGAAAGTCTGGTTTAAGAAAGCAAGTTACGCAATGGACGTTGACTTCGAAACGGGGATGGAAACAGAACTGGGCACACTGCCTGCAGAAAGACGGGCAACTGAAATTATATGGTTTGCCAATTACTGCCCGAGAGCAGATTTCTACGGGGCACCAGATATCATCCCGGCACTGGGAGCACTGGTAGGGGATATCGCCAGGAGAGATTACAACGCTTCGTTCTTCACCAACTTTGGGGTGCCGGCTTACGCATGTTTCATCACAGGGAATTTCGACCCCGGTGAAATAGGATCCGATGGGAAGACCGCACTGGAAACAACCATCGGGGAGCACTTCGACGAACTGAACAAGAACCCGCACAGCACCCTGATTCTATCCCTGCCAACGTCTGGTGACGGAGATGTGAAGATTGACATCAAGCCACTGTCTGTCGATGCGAAGGAAGCCAGTTTCAGACTCTACCGTAAGGACAACCGTGATGAGATCATGGCAGCACACGGTGTCCCGTCTTACCGTATTGGAATTACCGAGGGTGGAAGTCTGGGTGGCGGTACTGCGCTCGAGTCCACCGAAATTTACAAACGGTCGGTTATCGAACCCAGGCAGGAGATCATCGAAGCAGTCATCAACAAATATATCGTTTTAGATGGGTTTGGAATTACCGATTACATCTTCGAGTTAGCCGATATCGACACCACGGATGAAGCACACGACCTTGAGATGGTCTTGAAATTATTCGGCGTTGGCGCAATCACTCCAAACCAGATTATCGAAATGTTTGCAGAACAGTATGGGCTTGAGAAGGGCGATGACCCCACGATGGACTTGCACTACATTGGCAACAGCCCAATCGACGGGGAGCAGCCAGACCCGATGGCTGGGTTACTGGACCCTGCTACGTTATTGCCAATCGGACAAGAATCTCTCGGTGAAGTTCCAATTCCAGCAGTGGAAACGCCTCCGATTGAAACGGGAGTTCTACCTCCTGCGGTTGAGAAGGCTCTCCGTTCGTTGCAGAACAAGTTATTGAAAATCGCGGTTAAGGAGATGAATTAAAAATGACAACCATCTGTAATTGTTCCATGCCTGCATCAGCGTGTAAGTACTGCTCGAATAACACCGATGCAAGGTCGAATCGCCTGTATGGAATTGCGAATTTCGACAGCAAGACCTACGGCTCTGGAACGGCGGGAGCGACAGGTTACGGATATGGAATTACGTATACGGTTCCTCCACCCCTATACAACCCGTCTGACGTCGCCTTCAAGCATGACCCGTGGCACAAACGGTCTGAAGGAATGATCTGTAAGACCTGCATGTGGAACGCCGCCAAGAAGGGTAAGGTGGGAAGATGCAGAAGACACGCACCCACGATGGGTGGATATCCTGTTGTATACGAGAATGACTGGTGTGGCGACCACAAGGTAGACGAAAACAAGCAGGGCTGACCCATGCCTCTCTACCGGACACGCCCGACGGTTGTTGACGCAATTCAGATTACCCATAAAACCACCATCTCACCGAAGGTTGGCGATGCCCTTACAGGATGTCCCGGCGACTGGCTGATCACCGAAACAGAAGGACAACAGTATTTCTGTCACGACGGGATCTTCCAAGCAACTTACGTCGAGCAGGATACGCAATACGAAGACGCACCCGTTGGAGAAATCCCATACGACCCTCTTGCGGTGAACTTCGACGACTGCGATTTCTGCTTGGTTAACATGGACGACGTTGAGTCCGAACGACACCCCGGCGTAATGGAGCTGATTACGTATTACGAATGCGCCTTGAAGAAGAACGGGATGAAATGCCTCACGCCACAGAAGTTATGCAAGTTCATTAAACAGGACGACCAGTTACGCGAATACTTCATGGAAGCCACTGCGGTTGAGTTTGCAGAGGATGGGGCTGATGTCGGTGAAGAATGACTCGAACCGTAAAAAGGGAAGGGTTCTGGATGAGGCACGACCCAGTCTGGTACCGGCGCAATCTGAATCGGTCATTCCGAAGGCAGGTAAAGCAATACTTCATGAAATACTCGGAAGTCCTGTTGAGAAACCCGCCAAAGAACCGGGGGTGGTACTGGTGAAGCCCACGAAGCAAACTCCTGAAGCGAGGAAAGCGTGGCAGAAAGGTTACGATGCTGGACGCCTGAAGCAGCAGTCGGCAAAGGGGAATCTCTGGCAGAAGAATCACCCCGAAGAATGCGCTGCACGGATGAGGCGTAACAGGGCTTTGTCAGCCGCTGACGGAGAATACGCCGCCGACATCACGCATCAGAGAACACCGATTGATATCGACAGCGACTGCTGCATTATTGCCTCTGACTTCCACGTTCCGTTCCACGATATCGCTCTGTTAGACCTGATGTATCAGGTAGCCGACGAACAGGGTATTAAGACCCTCTGCGTTCCCGGCGACTTCTGGGACTGCGATAATTTCAGCATGTGGACGAGAACCACCGTTACGCAATCCTTCACGCAGGAGAAAGATAACGTCCGTGCGGTTATCCTCGAACTGAAAGAACACTTCGATAAGATTCTCTTCAGCCGGGGGAACCACGAAATGCGATGGATTAACCTGAACAAAGGCATGATGGGCATGGAAGACCTGTTCGGGCTTACACGCATCCATTCGGGCTATAAGGTCACGATGGACGATCACATGCATGTCTTTCAGGAGGGGCAGGCGTGGCGGCTCTGTCACCCCCGCAATTACTCCCAGATTCCACTGTCGGTAGCAAGGGAGTTAGCAATTAAGCACCAGTGCAATATCGCCGCAGGGCATTCGCATGTGATGGCGCAAGGCAGGGATAAGTCAGGCACGTTTACGGTGGCAGACACAGGCGGTTTATATCACCGGGAATCCTTGGATTATCTACGAGATACCACGCGACACCCGATGACGAATGCGGGGTTCTTCGTCCTCGAACATAACAAACTAACCCCGTATACCAAGGATGCCAATGCCGTTTTTCAACCTGATACCCCCAACTGAAAGAATCCCCGAAGTGATGATGCTATTCGGACTTGGGATTCTCTTTGCCTATGTTTTTATAGAACTCCTGATGGGATTCATCAAAGACCACGGGGGATACTGAAATGCCGGGAGATATCGAAGTAATCAACGGTTACGACGAACTGCAAACCTGCACCGTTGAAACCGTAAAGTTCAACTCAACCTTCAAGGCAATCGCCCGCATGATAATCCGCTACCTGCCTCTGGTAAAGGTAGACGAGAAGAAATACGCTCACGGGCTATCGGGAAACGGAAAAGTCATGTATGAGATCCTCTGTGACTACCGTAAAGTGCAGGATTCAAAACGCTGCTTCGGGATGATCTGGAAACCGATGATGATTGCCCTGTTCACGTATTTCTACGATAGCCACTACCGGGAGCCGATGAACTATATCATCTACAAGATGTTCCAGCGACAGCGGGATTTCGTATTCCCTCCGCATCACCTCGACCCCGACTGCTGGTTCAGGGATTCCAGAAAGACCCGCGATGTGAGGGGAATCTTCATGCCCGCTGAAGAAGTTATCAACTTCCACGAAGGAGCAATAATCGTCAGAACGCCAATCCAACCACGCACGTATTGGATAAGCATAAAGGGCAGTAACCGTTTCTTTGCGATTGACAGCAACAGGGTTATCCCAAGCATGGGTGGATGGGTCTACCCGCTCCTGATTGACTACGGCGATGAGAAGGTGGCGTCGGCGAACATGCTGTTCGGTGACTCGGTATGAATGCAGACGAAGCGTACGAACTGATTGCCGATATAGACCTGATTGTGCAGAAATATGGAACTGCATCGTCTGGTAACTGGGGTCACGCCGGGGTAATCGGTCAGTTGGGTGGCTCTGCTCCGTCAGGTGGGCCGTTCAATCAGACTGACATTAAAGTTGGAGGCAGGACATTCGCCATATACCGAAACACAGAGACCACGATAACAACGTCGTCTGATATAATTGCCCACACGCTTCAGACCATTCCGAAACGGGAGATAGAAGCATCTGCCTGCGAAAGAATTGAAGTCTACGATAACCCGGAAGATGTTGTATCACGGTTAAACGATCTAGGGTTTGATGACACTGATTATGCAATGGGTGCGTACGTTCCAGAAACCAGAACGATCTACACGTCGATATATAACCCAGACCTCGAAGAGAACACGAATAGGAACTTTATTCATGAATTTGGACATTCGGTCGTTGGTACCGACGAAGAGCGTGCCGAAGAATTTGTAAAGTCCTATTCCGGTCTTGTTAAAACGTATGATTGGAATGCCGACCCCGCTTCACAGGGAATAGAAAGGGCAACCAAGGGTGGAGCCGGCTCTGGCAACTTCAACCACGAAAGCGTACCGGGGCATCGTGGAGGGTCAGCTCCAGCGACCACGGCAACCGTTTCAGATTATTACGAACCCCCTACAAGCAACCGCGGATTTGTTGACGATTTGGATGCGGATGGTGCAGGTGATGCAACCGAACAGGCAAAAGTCTATGGGATTGAAGGAGAATGGCGGGTTTTTAACTCTGCCAACCAAGACTGGACCCGTGGTGCAAAGCAGGACGCAAAGCAGGAAATCTACGATAGGCTCACGAAAAGCGATGGGGTACGTGAAATGACCCTGTATGAAACATATTCCAGTGATGTTCAGGCAGGCAGAACTGACGGGACGTTTAAAGACTGGCTAGATACCCCGCAGACGTACTACCGTGGTGGTGGGATGAGTTACCCGTTCATGTCGTTTTCATCGTCAGACCGAGTAGCCGCAGACGCATCGAAAACTGATATGCTCCACAGCGTCAGAATGGCCCCGTCACAACTGTTGGGATCTGCAATGACAGGTGGCGGGGAAGTCTACGTCGATAGTGAAGCAATAGAAACTCTTGGTCCCTCATACCAATACAAAGGGTCATCAGATGACGGAAACGAAATCGTTTCCCCATTAACCAACGATGAGATTGACGCCGCTTACAGGGCAGAAGTCGCTGAAAGGGATACCGCCCGGGCAAAATCCAACGCCAGGGTACAGGCACGGTTGGATGGGGCCACGAAAGAGTCTAATGCACTAGACCTTGCCTACGATATAGAACTGATTCTCGCGGCAAGTAAGGCTGCAGTCCCTGAACTGAAGATCGTCAGGAACCTCTCGGCACAGTTACGGAAACTGTTTAAGTCCATCGAAAAAGAAACCCGTAGCAAAGTCCAATCGACAAACACACCGGAAGAAATCGCTCCGATTCTGAAAAAGATACTGGAAAAGAACCGCCCTGCTTTCGTCAGGATCATCCAGAACAAGAGGAAGACGGCTTTCTACGCAGGGATAAAGCACTCGAAACGGATAGCCGCAAAGAAGGCATTACTGAAGAACCCCATTGCAGAGATTCTTATCAGGATGCTGGCGAAGTCTTTCATCGCCTCGAACGATACGATGGACAGGATTACCGGGGATGTAATGAGTACCCTGGCAAAAGGATTCGTGGAAGAGAAAGGCACGTACGACGTCGCACGAATGCTGGAAAAGGTATTCGAAGGAATCAGTCCCGAACGTGCAGACCTGATTGCCCGCACGGAGATCAACGGTGCCCAGAACCAGGGAGCCTTCGAACAGTTCAAAGAAATGGAAGTGGAGTATCAGCAGTGGTGGACGGCTGAAGACGAACGGGTAAGGGACGGCACAAACGGCTCGGCCGACCACGTTGCCATGCACGGACAGATTGTTGCAGTTGGCGACACGTTCAACAATGGGTTGCTCTACCCCGGCGATACCGATGGGGATATAGGCGAGTGGATTAATTGCCGATGCACAACCGTTCCCTACCTTATGCCGTGGGGATTCAAGGCTCCAGACGATATGCAACAGTTCTACGAAGGCGATATCGTCCAAGTAGATTCTGAAAAGTCCGCACAGAAGTACGGTACCGCCGAGTCAGGCAACCATGGACACGCAGGCCGTATTGGCATTAGAGGTGGAAGTGCGCCGGGAGATGGTGGACGGTCATCCCTAAAGATTCCCGGTAACCATAGCAAGATGGACTACAAGACATCCCCGATATTCCAGCGGTTCCTCCAACCGAATTGCAATAGGGTAGACGAGAGGAATCTACTAATCCGTGAGCAATCGAGAAACATGATCGATATGCAGCAGGGAGATCCTGTTTTACACGCGATGCAGGAAGAACAGGGATTCGCAGAATTGCCAAGTAGGGTATCAGATGAACAGTTTGATCAATTGGTAAAAGATAGTCCCTATGGTAGATTATACCGTGGAGAAAAGGATCCAGAATACGTAGACGAATTTAAGAATGGAAAACTGCATACGGGAATTGGAGTTAGTGGCGATGGGACGTATTTCGCAGCAGCAACGGATGAAAGTAACAATCAATTGCCTGGATCCGAGGGGTGGACCCCAGAAATAGCATACGAAGTTGCAAGAGCATTCTCGGGGTTGGACCCAGATAAAGATCGTATCATGGAAACCGTTTTAAAACCGGATGCAAAGGTAGTGAACTTTAAAACCCTGACTGTAGAACACAGGGAACTCGAAGGAAAACTCCTAGATAAAATGGACAACCCAGAATATTATGAACAGGCTCACATGATGGAATATATAATGACTGACCCAGGTCGGTATGCAACGTACATGGGGTACGACGCCATTTATATTGAGGACGAAAGTTTCGTCGTTTTGTTGAACCGTGGGGCGATTTGTATCCCAGAACGGAAATTCCCGGTTCCAGTAAAGGGGAGTACATGATGCAACCAGGGTTGAGTCATAGACTTGCGTTCGCAGTGAACTCCGATTTGTTCATAGAGAAAGGTATTTCTGCACGTTATGACTTTATAGACGCCGTCCGGTTTTGCCAGACCTTCGAAGACATACCGAAACCGCTACAGCAACAGATTATCAAAGCAGAGGCCGCACAGAAGTACGGTACCGCCGAGTCAGGCAACCATGGACACGCAGGCCGTATTGGCATCAGAGGAGGAAGTGCCCCGTCTGATGGATCACAGATTAGCGATATGGTTTCTGCACATGCAGGAATAACCTCGTCTATCGAAAAGGATATTGATGCTGCACGGAATGGAATTAGAACTAG